AATTCTCAGAACCACCAAAAGTGTTTAAATGATTGTTTGTTAATAATATTTTCATATCCTATGTACTATTTCATAACCAACACCATCATCACCTTTTTGAATTCTATCAATGGCTATATCCATTTTGGCTCTTCCTCTGTCAATTGCGTAATCCGATAATCCAAATATTTGGGTTGTGTACGGAAATGTTTTTTCAATAGCAATAAAATAAAAATCAGAGGGATTAACCCCAAGAACATCTGCATAAAAAACCGCTTGTAAATCATAATTATACGTGTTAACATCAAACTTAAATTTAGTAACATCTTGACAAGTTTTAAAATCAACCACATAAACAATCTTTGAATCGTATGAATAATACTTATCGGGTCTTATTCTAAAATCTAATCCATCTTTCTTAGCAAAAAAACTATATTCAGCGTAAGAACTATAATTATCTTCCAAGTCTCTATAAAATGGATTACTATTTAAGCTATCATACATAAGACTAACTTTCTTGTAATCTGCTTTGGTTATTGCATTTTCATTGTCAGCTATAAACTCTTTATATAGTTTTGTTCTTTTGTTTGAGCATTCATCGGGTATAACAGAATATTTATTCTTAAACTCCTCAACACCATACTCACACATATCGTGAAAATGTGATCCAAAAACTAAAGCCTCATTTGATTCTAATGGAACACTTGCTCTCTTAATAGAATGCTTATACACTCCTTTTAAATAGGACGAAGATATAATCTCCGTCCCTACTGAATGATACATCTTGTTAGACATATCTTCAATTACTTTAACAATTTCAAACATTAAAAAGGCATTGTTTCTTGCTGAACGTATTTCTTACCGTTAGCAACATAAACAACATTTTCACCTTTCTTTTTGTTACCATGAGATATAGAAATTGCTTTCCAATTCTCATTGTCATCAGTATGATCTAAATCATTATTTACCCATACTGCCACATCCAAATACTTACCATTGTAAGCTTTCTCTTTTAAGGCTGATAATGCCTCAAGATTCAATTTTGCAAAATATAAATCTGCCATAATTATAAAGTTATTTTAAGTGATTTTAATTTATTAATTTGAACTTGGTCTAACTCAAAGTTTCTCAAGTTGTCTTTAACTATTTCGGGATTTTCTTTGTAAGCACTAATTGCTTTATCAAATCTATCCTTTGATAGTTTTTCCTTTTTTGGTCTTGCTTTTACGGGTTTCGTACCAGCACCAATCGCAAGGTTAGCATCGTCATCTACGGATTGTAATCCCAACAATGAACCCAATGTATACCTTCTATAATATGTTACCGCAGAACCCATCTTTTGTGGATCAAGTATTTCGGGCAACTTCATACAACTAACAACAAACTCACCCGTATCCACACAAACCATTTTACTATATACCAATGATTCCTCAATTGGTTGTAATAGTAGTAATTTATGTTTTTGGAGTAAAGGTTGTAGTTGGTTTATTAAAGAATTTATATCAAAGTATTTACTCTTGTAGAAAGGGTTTTTAGCATCTTTGCTAATAGCACCTATCTCATTCTGAAGAGCAAATAGCTTTTCATTTACTGATTTATTCATACGTGTTTGCTTTATGTGAAAAATATTTAACTCTACAAGTCTAACAAAGACTTTTCACATATCCAAAAAGATCAAGTTAAAGTTTCTGTTTCTGTAATTCCATTATCACCAATCCACTTTATACTCTTTGTTAATGTTGATTGCCAAGTTGTTCCCGTATTATCCATCAAATCATCTCCACTAAAACTTGTCCTAGCCATTCTTAAATCCATTACAACATTCATAGGAAAGAATTTACCCGTACTTCCATTTAATGTTTCTACAGAACCACCTACTATTGGTTGTAACTTATCACCATATTTATAGTTACCATAATGTGTGCAATCCAATCTCCTTACAGAAACCCTATACAACTCCATGTAACAAGCAGCTACTAAATGTTGCATAGTTGAATTGTCAACTCCATAACCACTAAAACCCCTAGCATCACTAAAGGTATTCCAACTTTTAATTGCAGAAGAACCCGTTTCAGAATTAAATGTTATATACCTCTTAGAACCAACATTAAATAAACCCGAACCTATTTTTACTTTATGTTGTATTTTATTACTATAACTACCCGACTGACTTATTATATATTCTTGTTTTAATGGTTTAAACGTACTTGAGGTTACGAGAGGATATAATTTAATATCTGTGTAACTAACATCAAATGTATCATCGTATCTAGGATTAGTAGTAATAGGATTACCCGATGAATCTGTAGGAAATTCAATTGATTCTCCCGATGTGTCAAATGTTTTAGCTGAACCAAATATGTTCATAGATATATCTAAATTAGTAATATCACTTCTCCAACCTTCAGAACCCGTCATACTATATTTAATAAACTGATTTATTCTTGTTGTTTTAATTTGACTAGCGATAAATCCTTCATCATTTAAATAATTATTTGGTGGTAATGCACAATCCCATGTTTTTCTGAAAGTACTAACACTTAAATCATTTTGACCATCTACGGGAGGAGTTGTTCCTAAATTACCTCCCTCTCTTGGTATAATATTTATATCTCTAAACACTATATTAAAATTATCATTAAGTGTTACCGATGCACTTAAAGTTACCGTACTTTGTGTTGTTGATACAACAAATATGTCTTCTGCCTCTAATGTTGTACCACCCCCCGATGATTGCGCTTGATCACCTACTTCAACCGTTCCCGTAATATTCTTTAAATTAAAAACATTAGAATTTTGAGTATATCCATCTATTTGTGCAGTTGCATTCGGTGTGTTTAACTGATTTCTTAAAACGTATTGAAAATCTATTGTCATATCCGCTTCAGAGGTAATTAAAAAATTAATATTACTCCCCCATTGTTGAAATTCAAATTGGGGTGCAGCAGCAGCAATATCTTCAGTAAGAAATCCACTTATATACCATACAAAATTTGCAATTGGATTCCCCGATATTATTTCAAAAAACACTTCATAATCACCTTCAAGCATACTAAATGATTCAAGAATAATTGGAGGATCATTTGTAGGTAAATATGTTCCATTTTTGTACCCAAAATAATAATCAGCATTTGAGATGTTATTTGAGGGTGTAGTGTAAGTCTGACTTGTAAAATGTGTTATTTTATTTTGAGTTACTCTAACTCTCCATTGAGATTGGCTAGTGGATGTTTTAATTCTAACCCCTAACATTCCAAGACGTAAAGCACCAACAAAAGCATTTGCGTTTAATCTTAGTGTTTTTTTATTAATCATAGAAGTTTGATTTGCAGCGACCATACCAAATCCGTATTCTTTTATAATGCCTCCAGTATCAGTATATTTTAATTTTGGACTAAAAAGAACTGAACAAGCCTCTTTTTCTACAAAACTTCTTCCTAATGGTCTTGATCTTAATTCAGCTTTTAAACCCGTTACCGTTGAACTATTAATAGTACAATTATGAGAAACGGGGTAATATAAATATGGATCACAATAATTCATATCTACTCCGCTAGCACCTAAATCTGCTTCAATAAATGATTTTGATAAGTCTTTAGCCTCACTTAAAATTTCATTTCTTCGTAAAACAACTGCTTCTTGAATATTATTTCCACTCGCCTCCCATTCAGTAAATAAATATAAACCCGATGGATCATCAGCACCTAAATCTTTTACAGAGTCAATGGTTGTAGAGGTAACCATATTATGATCAAAATCTTGTTCAATAACAACTTCTTTTAATGGGTATTGCATTGTCATTGTAGCATCACCATCAATTTTTATAAAATCAACATTATTAGAAACTTTACTAGCACTACCCGTACCTTCAATAGTTGTTATATAATTAGTTGCAGTTGGAACGGTATCCGCCCTCCATACGCTTCTTTTTAGAATTGAAGGTGTAGATGTTAAAGTAAAATCAGAAATTTTAATAAAGCACCAATCACCATCTCTCTGATAAATTGTTGCACCCAATGACCTTAAAACCATCCCTAAAACCTCCTCCATATTCATTGAATTAGATTCTCCTTTTAAAAATGTCTGATGATGAACTCTTGTTCTATTAACAAAAAACCTACTATACTCAACATATTCTGAGTTCTTAACATTAACGCAATAATAAATATCACCTAAAACACCCGTGTTGTAAATACATTTCTCAACGACATCTACTATATTATGGTAGCCATATCTATCATTAAATAGATTAGAATTAGCTTGAAAAACTTCCACATTATCAAAATATGGGATATCCTTTAATAAATTTAGTCCATCATATGCTCTCAATGTTATAGGATAGGGTGCGGAAGAAAATGGCTCTGAAAACAATTGTGAACCAATCCATCCTTGCCAAAATAAACTATCATTCTTATATAAATAAACCTTAAAAGCATTGCTTTCAGCAGCAAATAACTCAGAAAAATCATCAGATAAACTCTCCTTATAAAAGGAAATATCCAAATAACTTGACCTAAAGGGAGATAGAATATCATTGTTTGTTAAATTGTATGTAAGTTTTATTGGAGTACCCGTCCCTTTTAATGTTACTTCCTTATCATATAAAATAAATTTACTAGCAGTCTGTTGGATTCCTAATAACTGAACTTGGGTAAGACCCGTTGTAGTATTAGTTAATCCTCCGTTTTCACCTACATATGCACTACCTAATGAAATTAATAAATCATTAACATAACCACTAATTAATATTTGTCCCGAATTTCCATAATTTATATCTTCGTATGCTATACCTATTGCGGGCATCAAAGAACTAGTAGATGCCTTTGCTTTAGTAGCTTGTCCATTTGATTGTATAAATACGGGATCACCCTTAGTTAATGGTACACTAGCAGCAGCGGTTATATAAACATTATCATCAGTATTTAAATTTTCCGTTTCGTACTTTTTAAATATTTCAAGTCTATAATCATTAAACTCTCCTTCAATTACATCATCAAACTCTAATGTGTACTTTTTTTGATAATCACTCATATTTTATCCTCCTATTGTTCCTTGAAATGTATTTGTTCTATTAATTGCCGTTACTAAATCGTTACCAGCTAACCTAAAGACTTGCTCTCCTTGTATTGCACCCATCATGTCAGAAAAACTACCTACTCCGCTACCTCCATTTGCTGCCCCTCCAGCATCTCTTGCGTGTGCGCTATTTTTAACCTTTTGTGCTTTTGATTTTCCTAATGCAATTAATCCACTTCCAGCAACCATCATGGCAATGCCAGCTGGTGTTTGCATATTTTCCAACCCCTTATTAAATAAAACAATTCCCATACCAATAGAGAATAAAGCTTGACCTAGTCCTTGAAAAACACCAGCAAACATCATTTGAGTTTTTTCTTTCTGCTCAGCATGACTAATTGTACTATCTTTTGGTGTTAAAATAGCCATCCATAAATCGGCTGCTGCATCTGTAAATGGTCTTAAAACATTAACTAAATTTTCTGCATTTTTTTCTACGGTATCTCTTGCCCCACCTAAATCGGGAATCTTAAACCCCGTTTTTATTTCAAGAAATAAATCCATTTTAGCTATCTGCTCTTCTAAGGCATTTAATTTATCTACCGTATGACCTAATTCAGTATTAAAATCTAAACCAGCATCTACTAAATCTTGGTAAAAATTATATGTAGCTTCTAGTGGGGCGTGTAACTCTCTTAATTTTTCTGAATTTTCTCTTTGAATACTATTAATAAATTTGAGTAAATCATGTCTTCTTTTTATTTGATCAAAAAGGTCTTTTTGTCTTTGTTTTTCTGCTTCAGCAGCATCTGCAGCATCTGCATCAATTTTTTTAGTACCCTCTGATACCAAACGAAACATTTGAGCATATTCTTTAGTTGTCATGCCAACAGATGCCGCAAATACTTCCTCTGCAATTGTTAATCTCTTTATTTCTTTTTGTAATTGTTTATCTAATTCTATAGCTTCTTCACGCTTGGTAGACGTTCTTATACTAAATTCTTCTTCAGTTTCATCGTCTGTTCTAATTGTTCCACCACCGAATAGGGGAACTAATTCTCCTTTTCTTGGTTTTAATTCATCATTAGATTTTTTAAGTTCAAGTAAATCTTGTTTTAGCTGATTAACTAATTTTGATTGTTGCTCTATACCTTTCTTTTGTACTAATATATTTTCTTGCTCATCAAAAGCTTTAGTGGATGCTATTATTGCTTTTTCTAGTTGTTCGTGGGATAATTTTGTAGTATCTATGTTATTCCAAAAATCGGGATACAATCTATTTAATTGTTCTAGAATTAATATTCTAGCTTGATCTCCTTTATTAGTTTTTAATAATATTCTAGTTAATTGTTCGTATTCTCGTTTTTTTTCTTTGTTTAAATCAATTTCATCTTGATCTAAACCAAGCAATGTATTAATACCTTTCGTTATAGCCATTACCGCATTAAGAAAGCCTTTTAAAACGGGTAACAACATATTACCAATAGCAATTCCTAATGTTTTTAAAGATGCCCAAGTTCGTTTTACCGTGTTGTCCCATGTATTCATGGTTCTCTGTGCATCCCCAAGAATACCATTGGATTGCATTGCTCTCATTATAATATTAAGCCTACCTTGAGTTTTAGTTAGTTCATCGGTATTTTGCACCGTTGATGTAATACCCATATTGTATAACTCAACTTGTAGTGCTGCTTGTTTTAGGTTAATACCAAATTGGTCTAAAACTTCGGGAGAACCAGCTAGGGCAGCTAAGAATCTCTTTTGTGCATTCTCATCTTGAATATTAAAGAAAGAGGCTAAATCAAATGACAACGCTTGCATCTTTGAAGACATTCCAGCTGCTTCTTTTCCTCCAAAACCTAATCCTTGAAAGAATGCTTGAAACGAAACCATACCCGACTTAACATCTGTTTCAACTCTACCTAAGTCAGTAGCTAATTTGCTTGAAAAAACAGATACAGAGGTAGACATATTGCCAAAAACCCTTTTAAATCTTAGTTCTGTTTTCTCAGCCTCGCCAGCCATTGTGGCTAATCCCTTTACAACACCAAATACTTGTGTTCCAACAAACCCAGCAGTAAAAGCACCAATTGCTCCGTTTAATTTCTTAAACCCACCTTGTACGGTTTTCATTCCCTTCTGAAAACCACGGGTGTTCATTCCAACCCTAATATTTAATTTATTATCTTCAATAGCCATGTAGCAAATTTAATTAATATTAAATAGGTAATTTAGTTGGTTTATTTATGATTTTTTGAATCTCTTCTTCTGAGGGTAATTCTACTTTTGATTTACCTACATTGTCATGAGGTAATACAAATAAATCTTTTGGTCTAATTGTTTTCTTTCTGCCCATAGCACAATTGGCAGTCATTGTAGATTGATATCTAGTTCTATCCCAAGATTGGTTTTGATTATGAACCCAAGACTCTAATGATCTTACAAAATCACTCCATGTCATTAACCAAAAAACATCGGGCGGTAAACCCAATGTTCCTATAGCTTCGTCCAATATGTCGTCAAACGTGTTTAATTTTTTTTTATATCATCCTTGTTTGACTCAACAACATTTCTAGATAGTCCATTATTAGAATCGTTTTTTAAGTCTCTAGAACTTAACATTGTTTCCATTACCTTCTCACTATCCTTTTGTGTAATGTCCATTGCCCAATCATAAAAATCATGAATATCGTAATCAATATCCTTTCTATTCTTTTCATCATAAGCAAAACAACCAGCATACAATAACCAACAGAAAGCCTTAGCTTGTCTTTTATCATTGAATACTTTTTCCATTTCAGTTAAATCAACATCCATACCTTCACAAAAAACTGCGTAGGTATTCATGTTAAAAACTAATCCTCTTTTTTTGCCACCTATGTCTATTAGACAAGTGCCTCTGTGTTTGTTTGTTGCCATTAAAATTTAATTTAAATTAAGAACCGGGATATGTTGGTACTCCACTACCCGTTGTTCCGTATAATATAGAACCACTACCCGTTAATGATCCACTAAAACTGACGGTTTGCTCTGCCTCTGCACTTTGTTCTAAAGATGCAATAAAAGCAAAGCCATACCAATAATTAGTATCTTTT